GGCGTCAGTAGTTGCCCAATCCACATCAAAAATTTTCAAAGGACGCGCAAAGAAACTACCTAAATCGGCATCAGACTGATCTGCTGCCCCAAAGGTAGGATCTAACTGTGATTCAACTTCATATCCCCAAGATGGATTTTGATCCATAAACTCAACGTTTTGCATAGTGGATTGTTTAGATCCCATCATGACGTTAGCGTTGTAGTTAGACTCTCCGGATTGGTTATCGTAGATAGGGAATCCAAGGATAGAGTCCTTGAGGACGGCTCCTGACTCAATGATGTCGGCGAGGCAAGGCTCGTCATCATCAAGGAGGCATCGGCAGTATAATTCGGATTGTTGACAGTATTTACACAGAAGCGATAAAGAATGAGGATGAACAGAAGAACCTCCAAGATTATATACGTTACGTCTATGTGTATTACTACATCCGTTTGTTGGCTTGTTAACGTCTCCAACTGACGTGTGTCCACTCGGAGCTGTGGACCGCTCATTATGTTGATTAGTAGCAAGCATATATACTTCCAGACCCCGAAGGGCCGACCACCGTACGCTCACACGAATGGGGAAGGGTCACGTTGTCGCTTGACAAAAGCAGCTTAAAAAAGCCTTAGTCTAATTCAACTTTAAACGTTATATTGGGTATATGGTGTATTACCAGTACCATAAATGACAATTTGGGTCTACCCGCACCGAATAAAAAGTGAATTGATTTTTGCTATGCTCCGCACCCAGATTTACTTCTGGGCCTGTTCTTTTATGTGGATGAACAGTGGTCCATGGTGAAATGTTTTCACCGGCTGCTTTTTGGGTGTAATTAAACTACTAGCAAATCGGACAATTTCTACAAAATAAGTGAAATATAAAGTCTGAATTGTGAGGTAAAACCACGGCCCTGTGCGTCGAAGTCCTTCTGATGTTAAAACCAAGAAGAACAACCATTCCTTTCGAATCATGCCAACTTTGAAGAAACATTTTTTCGTGTATAATAAATACCAAATCAATGGATATACAATCAAAGACATGTTTGCAGCGATACTTTCCCACCAAAAATATGGGTTAAAGCCATCACCTCGACAATGTTGTTCATTATTGAACGGAATTTCTTCTCCGCACTGTGGTTCTAAGACCACAACTGTAGGTTCGCAACACTTACAGTTATCACCATTTTTTCCACAAAAACGGCACCAAAAACTATCGCGGGAATATACGTACTCATCCGCTTGTGATTCTAATGTGACATCATATTTTTGGCAAAATCGAGCTAAAGCCATATCATATGTCATATCTAATTCACTACACCCGTGACGCATATTTGAGCGTTCAGCAACTTCAATCATCTGCTGTCTTCGCTTTTCATACGTGTCACGTCCATGTGCGAACCATTCTCGTAAAGCTCCATCAATATTGCCCATACACTGTTCTTCATTGGAAACAGCTTTAGAACGTAATACTGAATGTAAACTCTTAAAGATAGAATCATCGTCCAATGCACCAAAATACATCCCTACTTCTTTATTAAAAATATTCTTTCGTTTAAGAAAGTCGGCATCCTCATCGGTCATGTATTTTGTGGGCGTAGACGTTTTGTCGGGCATGGTGAATTTCATATCTCTATCAGCTAAAAAATTGGCAACACTGATATGATTAAATTCATCCCATCCTTCTGCAACAGAACTCTTAGCATCATCCCCATAAGTAGCTAACGAACATACTTCTCGGAATGGTGGTAAAACTCTATTTTTGCAGATCTCGAAATAGGCACAACGAAATAATAATGAATTAACAATAGAATTGATATACACAGTAAGATTTTGTCCCGAAGGATTAGATCCAATATGCTGTATATAATCACCATTATACGCCATAAGCGGTTGGCAAATATCTGTAGCAAGACCTTCCATTACTGAAATATCTTCCTCAGAATAATTACCCGTTGCTTTTGCCAAATCAATCATGATACGGAAAGCAGAATACATTAACTGACTAGACATACGCAAATCATACTTGCTATAGTCTCCAGCTAAAATTCTCTTTTCTCCATACTTCATGATATGTCGAGCTAAGACATCCCATTCTGGTCCTTGTGCGTTAATACCAACAGCGCACTCAGACAGTAATGGATACAATGATAGATATCTAGCAACTGGTAAGAAATACATCCGAACACCCAATTGCAGCTCAATAGGGGCTGCTTGGAATACTCGGACTTTATCTTTATCCAATCGCGTAGGCTCATCTTTCAATGCTGCCTTAAATACAGGATATGCCCTTTCCCCTCTAATATATTTATCTTTCATTGCCTGAAAACCTTCCCAAAACATTGGGTCTAGTTCTCTCGGACAAGCGAAATCCTCAAATTGTTCAGGGTCTAATTCAGTCAAATAGGCTGATTTAGGTCCAGCTAGAGGAAAACCTACCGAAGTATTTGGTTTCATCTTATCAATGAATCTTTTACCATCAATTCCACACACAGTTTGCATTTGAGTTAATGGTCTAATATCATTTCTAAGATGTTCGTTCGAAAGTAATTTATTCAGAAGGGGTAACTTGTAGTCCTTAACAGCAGCCTGTAACAAAGCTCCTTCCATGCCTACTGAAGGCATACTAGAGTATTGTAATGACTCCTGCCATGGACGCCAAGAGGGGTTATTGAATTTTGGTGGCCCCCACTGTTGTTTCACTCCACACACCTCTTCTACCACATCAGAAATGGTAGTTGGTGTAACTTGTGATACAGCACGGACTCTTCCCGTTACGGATCCAAAAACTTCAACGTTGTTGCCTTTGGGCAAAAATCGAGTCGGACTCTTATCATGGACATTTGAACCTTCGTAAAAGTTAATACCATATTGATTCGTCATGACCGTACCTTGATTCTTTGCGACTAGAACGCCCTCTATATTTCTGAGACGCATTTCTGCTTTCTCAAACATTGAGAGAGTAATCTTGCCGGCTCCACCGAGCTTGCCCTTTCCGCCTAAATGAAAACCTAAAATCTGCTTAGTAACTGACTCAGAAACCCACACAGCCATACAAAGACCGTTAAAAGTCTCTTCTGGTAGTGTATAATTGAAACCATCAAAGTTGCAAGCAGCAGTTCTCACTACTCCTGGATTGAGCATGGCTCGCATCTCAGTGCGTTCACCTTCTCGCGACTTCCAAATCATAGAAGCATCAACACGACGACTATAATTGTCTACTGCCAAATATTTTGACAAATCGCGCATACTGCAAGAATTTGGAATCCACACCAATAGTAGATCTGTATTGGGAATAACAACGGAAAATTTTCTGCTTAAATTAGCTGAAAAATACGCTCCATTTGTTTCCCCGCCACGGCGGAAAAATTTGCCAATTGACTCATCATCCTTCATTATATGATTAGGGATAAGAGCCAAATTGGACTTTATGAAGAAAGCGTCACAATATCTTCGTGAGACAGTGTCTTCAATGACCATATAACACAAATTATTGAAAATGTTTTGCTTAAGTTGTTCTGAAGTAATTCCATGTGCACTCTCTGCAACATGCGGTACAGTAACTTCTAAACCAGCCCAAGGGCTAACTTCAGCATCTCGCTCAGCAATTTCTTCTGCGGATTTAGGATTCAGATTTCCTTGTAAATCCAAGGTTCTGGCAGATTTGTAAGCCTTTAACATGACAAACAAAACTCCCAGAAGTGTACCAGCCGCAGCTATCTTATTGACGTGATTATCTCTGATACGTCTAAAAATAAGTGGCATAGCACCGTTTAAGTCTCGCAATTCACGAATGATTTCTCTCTTGCGAATGACGAGGGCCCGTATATACAAATAAGTAGATACCAGGAAAAGCCCTAGCGCCACGTATAGACTCCACAACATTGATAAAAAGCCAATTATCGTGGAACCAAAATAGGCCGATCGAGATGAACGTGTTTCGGCAAATATCCTTCGCCGGTGCATATAACTTAAAAACAGATCAATATATTTATTATCAAACATGTAATCTGGTAAGTAATTTGTCCAATGCAACCAACGGGAATCATAATTCTGTGCCTGACGAATTAGTTCCTGGATACGCACACTGACATCATTTAGTGATTGGTTATCTAAAACAGCTTTTGGACCAAAAGCATCATCTAAGTCGTGTGCTGTGGACCCTGTGATAATTGTTTTTTTTGAGCTCTGGATTCTCCCAGTCGCACTCACGAAGTCTATCATCAAGGTTCGATGCAAATTCAACCACTTCCTTCTGATTGGTAAAGTGTTGAAGCGACATCTTTTTGGCTAGTTTTATCACCTGATAAATATCCATAACCCCTTGAGATCTTCTATTTAAATTAGCATGATCCTCATAAGGGAAAAAGACTTCTATTTTCCATAAGTCCGGTATGGCGGGAATACCATCCGGATACTTATCGTGGACTTTAGAAGAGTCTAGCCTTCCGTCCTCCATTTTGACATCATCCTTTACAGTAACATAAAGCTGTAAGGGAAAACGTCTAACAATTGAGTATGGTTCATTAGAATATTGCTTTGCTAATGCATGTAGTTGTACATTTGAAGTACCTACAAGACAGTGCGGTTCTATAGAGACTTTGCCCTTAAGATCTGCTTCTGCCATATTTGCATATGCGGGAACATTATTTACCATTTCAATCACCTTTTCAACAGGAGACTTCTCGACATATTGCGGCATAGTATTACCTAAATCGTCGATAAAAATCCCATTGATATGGGAACGGTATGTTGACATATATTTATCTGCTTCATTAAGAGTAATCAATCTTTCATCACTGGCATCAAAGCCATTCGACATCAAAACTACTCTCATCAAAATTGCAGAAACGGAAGATTTACCCACACCTGATGGACCTTCAATATAGGTCGCAAAAGGAGCTTGGCGCAGTTTGCCATCTACGCGAACAGAAATAAATTCGGCCCTAATCTTTCGTAATTGTGAAAGGCGATCAAATAAAACTTTCTTTTCCCATGTTCCTTCAGACATTTGATACAGGGTATCAGCCTGTTCAATAAGTTTGTTGAGACGGAAATCGAAATCATTTTCTGTAACATTCTTCTTCGTTAAAAGATTTCCTGCTTTCATGAAAGGTGCTAAATCGAGCATTTCAAAATATGATTTTTCGAATTCAGCTGCTTCATCGCCAGAAAATGTAAACGGTTTTAATGATCCTTGACATATACACTTGTAACCACCTTCGACAAAAAACACAAAAGTGTCGAAAGCTGCGCCGAATAAATCGGCAGCGGTTATATGCTTTTTGTACGCTGCAATTGAAAAGATACGAATACCATTTATATCAAATTTCAGATTGGCCAAATCGCATAGACCAAGTGCGGCACTCATACTAAGAAGATCTGAAACTTTCTTGAACGCTTTGTTGTTAGACGCAGTGTGCCAATTATTTTTCAAATCTTTCAAAGTTTTGAGCCACTCAGGCTCTTCTTCTGATGCTTGTGGATTCAAAAGGTCAAAATCGCATATCTCGCGAATATAACCTATTATCTGTAAAGAAAGGGATCCAGAAGTGTAGTTTTTAATAAAAAGTAACATAATAGATGCAGCTTGTGTTGCAGATTGTGCTTCACGTAGTGCAAAATATAGTGCTACAAAATTTTCAACTTCAGAAGAAATGTGTGCCATGTCAATGCCACATGTAAGTGGCAAATGGGCAAGTAGAGGATTAGATAAAAAAGTTCTCCCGGCTTGATTATCAAGCACTCGCGTGGTCGAATATTTTAAATTCATATCTTGCATCAAAGTTGAGAGTTTTTGACCAAAATTTCTCTTGGTATAGCATCGCTCTCCAAATGGAGTCTCATCTTTGTTTTGGTTGTTGTTGTTTAAAAGGGATGCTACCTTGTTATCGGTAGCGGTGGTCTGAGATTTTGAGCTGTTAGGAACTTCATTGCTATGTAGATGCTGGGGGGGCTATTAACCCGCCCACAGCGCCTGATCTGAACAATTTCTTCTCCCATATTCCGCATCGACTCAAGCCTTCGTCGATGAACGGGGGAACAGCACATACCGGTGGCACTCCTTGTTCAAGGGAGCCCATACCAGACGTATGTTGGTTCAATAGATAAAAATATATTCCATATAAGGTCTCATAATCACAAAAAGTGATCAATACAGCCCCATATCGTACATCATACTCTCCGGGTCTCACACCGGAGAACTTCCATCCAGGTTTAACTGGTGCTCTGGAAGTAGGTTCGCTTATATATTAAATACAAGTTATCTATAAATGAACAGCTGTTGAGAAGCGCAACTTCTCGCGACATGTTAATTACATGCTTTAAATCTTATTCGTAAATATGATTAGTAGGTTTAGCCATGCTTAGCATTTCGTAATTTCGTATTACGCAAGTAACGGATTTATTGATATCCCAGCAAATCGCACTGGGTGTGCTGATACAATACAAAGTTGCACTATCAATGTAAGGAATTTTCGCTATTAAAATTATTAACTATCTCTATCTTTAACGACATCGTGTAGTAGTCATGTCGACTTTGTGCTTGTGTCCTCAGCGTTGACACAAAAAGTAAATGGTGGTGACGGTTATTAGATACCGACAAACATAGATAAAATTCATAGTTCAATAAAGTCTAGGTTCATACATACTAGATTATTTTCTGTGGT